TGGGCGAACTTCCGAAAGAATGGAACTGGTTGCCTGATGAGTACGGGCCAAATGCCGACGCCAAGTTACTGCACTACACACTTGGCACGCCATGCTTTCAGGAGTTTGCTGATACTCCACAAGGCAACGAGTGGCACAGAGAACGAATACTTACTGAATATTGCCAGCAAAGGAACATATGATTTTTCTAAGTAAAAACGGGCAAGACGAATATATCAACATGTTTGCACATGGATGCGGGGCAACTGCTGTGAGCACTGAAGATTTTGATTTCAATGCCAGCAGAGATCCCATAGTACTGCGTGGTATTCTAAACAAAGTAATCAAGTATTGCCAACGATCACAACGAGACTTTTGGTACGTTGATTCAGGCTATTTTGGAAATACACCTAGTTCGGCCAATCCCAACGGATGGAAGCACTGGCATAGAATTGTGCCAAACAATTTACAACATGGCAAAATAATTGAACGCCCATCAGATCGTTGGCAGCAACTGCAAATCAAACTGCAACCAAGAAAGTACGGTAGCAAAATTATCATAGCAGCACCAGACGAAAAACCCTGCAAGTTTTACAAAATTGAACAACAGCAATGGATTGAACAAACAGTGGCGACTATCAAACGCTACACTGACAGGCAAATAATAGTGCGACAACGAGCACCCCGGCGTGAAGATCGGGTACGATTGGATCCTTTGTCTGCGGTGTTGGCAGATGATGTGCATGCATTGGTCACATACAACTCTGTTGCAGCAGTTGAAAGCATCATAGCAGGTGTTCCAGCGTTTACACTGGCTCCAGTAAATGCTGCTGATCCTGTGGCCAGCCGCGGATTAGCCAACATAGACAATCCTAGTTGGCCTGACACTCTTTTGCGCGAAGCCTGGGCACATCATCTTGCTTATGGACAGTTTCACATCAGCGAAATGCGCAATGGACAAGCGCACAAAATTTTATTTGGATAAAATATGACCAAAAAGTTTGTTTGTATAACATCAATGGATCAGACCTACTACGAAAAGTGTGGTAAAGCCTGCATCGAAAGTTATGGCATGCATTGGCCAGGTGATATTCCCTTGTACGTATACAATGAAAACATGTCCGAGCCTCCCAAGAACAAATGGACTCACTACGTGCCTTGGGCTGATATGCCCGCGGAATATTTTGATTTTGTTCAACGCGGGCACGGAAATCGTACTATAACATTTGCCAAAAAAGCATTCAGTATTGTTCATGCCATGAACAACATTGACTGTGATCGATTGATATGGCTTGATGCTGATGTAGTGACCACAATGCCAATTAACCCGCAGTTGCTTGACATGATCACACCAGACAACGTATTAAGCACACACTATGGAGTCAAGCACGACTGGCCTAGCGATTCTGATCCGAGTAGAATCAGTTTCAGTTGTGAAACAGGATTTTTTATTGTAAACAAGAAACACGAAAAATTCCAGAACATGGCTGACCGTTATCTTGAGTACTATGATAAAGAACTGGGCAAAGATCTACGAAGATTCTATGACGGAGAAGTGTACGGAGCAGTGGTAGCAGAAATGGAAACAGCAGGTGTAAAGATGTTGGAACTCAATCCTGGACAGAGACACAAAACACCTATACCTCGCAGTGTAATGGCCCCTTATATCATGCACTACAAAGCTGGTGCCAAAGATCCCTTTAACAGTGAAGACCTGTTGAAAAATCACAAACTTGTATGACCACAGTTGCAGTTTATCATTGTTCGGTACCTCCAGGCAATAAAAATTTAGAAAAGCCCTTGATACTCACTAACTTTGCACAGGGAGTTAGACAAACGGGCGATCAGGTATTTGATGTTCGTGATCATCAATGTCGGCCTGCTGATGTTGGGGTAATTCAAGGATGGACTCACGAAATAGGCACAAGGCCGCATTTGAAACTGCGAGGAGATGCTATTCGTTCACATCGTCGGACTGTGGCTGTGGACAGCAACTTGTTTTTGTACAAGGACAAAACGAATCCAGGCAATTATCTGCGTTATAGTTTCAATGGAATCTTTCCTACCACAGGCATCTACTGTGACAATCAAGTTGATCCTGCACGTTGGCAGCAGATACAACGCGATTTAAAGTTAGCCGTGAAAGATTATAGATCACAAGGCAGTCATGTGTTGTTGTGTTTGCAACGCAACGGAGGGTGGTCAATGTCAGGTCTGGATGTAGTTGTCTGGACCCGATCTACTATACACACCATTCAACAGCACAGCAGTCGACCCATAGTAATACGAGCACATCCTGGAGACAAAGGTAGTGCAGAGTATCTTGCACAGTTAAAAAACATGCCAGGTGTATCAGTCAGTGCACCAGGACGTACCATGGAACAAGATTTGGTAAATTGCTGGGCAGTGGTCAATTACAATTCTAGCTCAGTGGTAGGTGCAGCCATAGAAGGTTATCCTGTGTTTGTTACAGATCCTACTAGAAGCCAGTGTAGAGATATTGCCAACACTGATCTATCACAGATAGAAAAACCTGTATTGCACAACAGACAACCATGGCTTGAACGCATATCAATGTTTCACTGGAACTTTCAGGAACTTGCTTCAGGAGCCTGCTGGCGCCATATGCGTCAGTACGTTTAATTCCAGTACTCTTCGGTTCTTTTGACCAACAGGTCTTTGTCTTTGCTGCGACCCAGGCTTTTGCGATCGCCTTTAAGGTGATCTAGGTATGCACCCCACTCTGAATTGATCAAAGGATGTCCTTCGCCCTTGATCAAATGACCTGACCAATCTAGTTCACGCAGGCCATGATTTTGTCTCACAACGTCAAACACAAACGAGTCGTGCCATTCGTCTAGCAAGAAGATACCTTGCTCAGCATCATCATAGTAGCGTTGAAAATCTGCTAGAAATCTTTGTACTCCAGAACTCTGCAGATTCATGGCATACAGCCCACATTCGCTGAATTTACCACGCCGTCCCAAAAAACACAATTCTCGGTCATTGGGGCACAGTTGACTGATGTGGGACACACTGATAGGACTATGGCACACAGTGTCTGCGTCCATCCAGATCAACCAATCAGTCTGAGTGTGTTTTGCACAATGAAAAATGCTGTATACCTTGTGAGCAAATCTCACAGCATCCCATTTGAATCCTTTGCCAGCATCCTTTCTGCGGCTGCGAACAGGATCTGCACTGACATCTCCATTGGCCTTGGGCACACCGTGCCACTGTGTTTTGAACTTTTTAAGCTCAGAACTCACTGACTCAAGATCATAAACAGTCAAATTAGGTGCCGACTGGTGAACATTGACGCCTTCGGCATACACAACCAACTGAACCTCCTGGGGCCAATTCTTTAAGAAAGTTTGTATCATGCGTTGACCATACTTTTCGTAACCTTCTTGGTTAAATGTTGTGACTACAGTGTAATTCATAACTACTATATATCTATGCGTGTGAGCCTTTTTGAACAATTCGGCGCCTTAAACAGTGGTCCTGTTTTCTCTGCCTTGCGGCAAGGACTAGCCGTGGCCGGTTTAAAACAGTCTACCGATGACATGACAGCAGATGTAGCAGTGATTTGGAGCATGCTATGGGCAGGTCGCATGCGTGGCAATCGGGCTGTGTGGCAAGCATACAGAAAATCAGGTCGTCCGGTAATAGTTGTAGAAGTGGGCATGATTCGTCGCGGATACACATGGAAACTGGGCATCAACGGAACCAGCATTGACTCGTATCCCAATTCAATTGTGGATGTTAATCGTGCTGAGCACCTGGGTATAAAGTTGCAACCTTGGCAGCAGGGCAACAACATTGTGATTGCTGTGCAACGTGCAGACAGTGAACAGTGGGCAGGACAACCACCGATGACACAGTGGTTGCACAACACAGTCAACACCATACGCAAACACACCAGTCGACCCATTGTGGTCAGATCGCACCCAAGGTTTAACATATCAATGCCGGACATTGTGGTAGAGCACCCAAAAAAGATAACCGGCAGTTACGACGACTATGACTTTGACCAAACTTTAAAAAATGCCTGGGCCGTGGTCAATTGGAACTCAGGTCCTGGACCACAGTCTGTGATTGCAGGAGTTCCGGCATTTGTTGGACCCAGCAGCTTGGCAGCACCTGTGGCCAACCTGAATTGGTCCATGATTGAAACACCGCGCATGCCTGACCGCACACAGTGGGCAAATCAACTGGCCCACACAGAATGGACCACACAGGAATTGGCCACAGGAGCACCTATTAAAAGATTACTGGGTATATGACGGTAAATATCTTCGACAAGGATTTATATGCACGAAATACACGGATTAGTATTCCCGTTTCAAGATTACTTTAATCGCTTTGGCGAAAACATCTTGGGATTTGGCCAAACCGCCAGAGACGAAACACTCAAACACGTTAAGAATTTTAGAAACGCTGTGGACATTGGAGCACACGTTGGTATCAGTGTACATCAATGGGCACCACTGTTTGAACAAGTGTATGCATTTGAGCCCATGATTGATCACTACAACTGTCTTGCCAAGAACACAGCAAAGTTTTCCAATGTAAAATGTTTCAACAATGCCATGAGCAACGAAAGCCGCATGCTGCATGGCGCCTATCGCACTATGAAAAACTCTGGAAGTTTTCAATTGGTCGATGACGAGTTTGTGGCAGTGAATCGAAAAAATGCCAAGATCTATGACATCCCCAGCAAGCGACTAGACGACTTCAAGTTAGACAATGTTGACATGATCAAAATTGATGTGGAAGGTTGGGAGTTTGAAGTACTCAAAGGTGCTGAACAAACAATTCGTCGTTGCCAGCCCATACTCATGGTTGAATACACACATGGTGGCGGCAGAGAAAACAAGAGCATGCATACCTATGATGTTGCTGAATATCAGGCATTTGTTAACAGCCTTGGCTATCGAGAAATTATTGAACTTGGTGGCGACACAATCTATGGACCAAAATGATTGATAGTTTTCTCTACTACAATGAAACGGACCTGTTTTTTCTAAGGCTTGATTACTTAGATCAATATGTAGACAAGTTTGTGATTGTTGAAACAGACACCACATTCAGTCTCAAGCCACATGCCGCACAGTTTGATCGAGTTTATCAGCAACTACCAGAGTCAATCAAACGTAAAATTGTGTACCACTACTTGGTAATTGACAAAAGCCAAATCTCCAATCCCGATCCAGAAGCATTCAAAGATCAAAGCCGTTATGTGGAACGCATGATGCGTCAGGCTGTGGCCAATGTAGTCAGTAGTGTCAGCAGCAGTGATTACGTCATGCTCAGTGATCTGGACGAGTTCTGGGATCCTGCGCATCTTGATCAGTGCAAACACATGATCGATCAACGCGGCAGCATGTTCTGGGCACAGGATGTAAGATCGGGCTACATGGACTGGCAAATGGACTACGGCCGTTGGCCTGGCACCAAATCTACTAGACTGGATATTCTGCCTGAACCCATGAACGAAATGTACTGTAGCAAAAACAAAACCTGGGGCAAGTTCGGCGATGCCAAAATTGAAGCAGGATATCACCTAACAATGATGGGCAATACAGCTACCAAGCAAGAGCACATAGAATCTTTACGCGAAGGTCCAGGCTGGCAACACAAGCTGGGCAAAACCAGTGCAGAGATTGCGCAAGGTATGACCACTGGCAGTTATAATTCAGTGGTCAAAAAAGGCAAAAGCCGAGTGACAAAAATAGGCACAACAGGGTTGGATACTAGATTGGTCAGTTGTGCAAAAAAATATCCTGCACTATGGAGTGGTAAGTTGGATCCAGGCAATGCCTAAACATCCTAGAGAACGCACTGACGATATAATTGACTGTGCCTGTGTGATACACGGTTCTGGTTATACTTGGCAGTATGTAGAAAAACTGCACAGTATGTTGGAACGAGTGCGTCCCGGTGGTATCAGACTACATGTGTATACCGAGCATCATAGATCAGTTCCTCCGCACATGGTCAAGCACTGTCTGGAAGAATGGCCTGGAATATCAGGACCCAAGAAGTCATGGTGGTACAAACTGCAATTGTTCAATCGAGACTTGTTCAATGGCAACCTGCTGTACTTTGATCTTGACACTGTGATTGTGCGCGAAATTGATTGGATCACAAAACTGGATCTTGGCTATCTCTGGGCCATCAGGGATTTTCGTTATCTACAAACACCAGAAAAACAAGGACTCAACAGCAGTGTGATGTGGTTCAATGTTCCACGAGTGGCCTGGCTCTGGGACGAATTCAAAGCCAAAGACTTGGCCACTACCATGCGTCGTTACCCTGGCGACCAAGATTACATACAACATCAACTGGGAGTGAATCGTTATAGGCTCATGCCCGACTGGCAGTTTCAAAGCTGGCGCTGGCAATGTGTAGACGGCGGCTATGATTTTCCTCGCCGTAGACACAAGATCCCAGGCGCAGGTATCAACATTGATCCGCGTACTTCTGTATTAGTTTTTCACGGGCACCCTAAACCGCACGAAATTAACGATAAAGTAATACAAGATTTGTGGCAATAAACGGTTGACCAAAAATAGCTCTTTTGCTACAATAATGGCTTAACAACACGGAGCCACCATGAGCTACATCGTTTTCAAGCACAACAAGGAATACGGTCCACGCAAGGGATTGGAAGGCCCATTTCACTATCCCAACGGTCGTGTTGCCTACTACGATCCACGTGAAGGCAAATACTGGGATCCGCACACAGATTTCTACTTGGAAGAATCAGAAATTGCAGATCTGCAGGATTTGATTGTGGACCTTTTGCGACAAAAAGGTTGACCGAATATTCCCAATTTGTTATAATACTTGTATAGTAATTAAAAAGGAGCCAAAATGATACATCAAAATATACAAAAACTCATTAACGATTATCAAGAGATTCTGGATCGAGATCCATTGGATCAGTCAGAGGATACTCAAAGTATTCTCATTCGTTTCACTCAAGCTCTTGCTACAGAACTAGGTGAGATTGTGGTTCAAAGTCCCTACAATGAAGGCGTTCGTATGTACTTTGACGAAAAAATTGCCCGCTATGAGATTAAAAAGAGCGTGGCACTTGTGGAATAAAGTGGCTAAAAACTAGTACTTGAGTTTGCAGTTTTACCCCTTAAAACTAGTACTAAAGTACACATTTTTCCCTCTCAGGGCGTTTAATTTCCCTAGATGTTGTGCAAGTGCATCAAAGCACACAAAAAACAGTATAAACAGCGGTTGACCGAATATTCCCAATTTGCTATAATATAGCATAGTTTAACAAAAAGGAGCCACAAATGAACTTCGAACAAGCCATGCAAGTTGTCCAGCAATACCAAAAAGATTGGGCCTTGCCCGGACTGCTGGAAACCCTGCAACAGATGCAAGACAGCGGCGAAGACGATCTCACATTTGACCAGCTTCGTGCAAGCCGTGTAGTTTTCCGCGAAATGGGCAAGTTGTTTGCCCCAGCATAAAACGGTTGACCAATAATTCCCAATTTGCTATAATACTTGTATAGTAACTAAAAGGAGCCAACATGCAGAACTGGACTGACAAGATCATCCATTGGAATCAACTGCCCGGAACAGAAGTCAAACGGCTATTAGCTACCTGGGGCAAGACTCCAGCAGATATTGCCAAATATGACAAGAAGCACGGGTACGTGAACTCTACGCCTGTTAAGGCTCATGTGTCTAACACAGACAATCCTGTGGACTTTCCCAAGCCTGCACCTAAAAAGGCAGTGCCTAAAACAGTGGCCAAACCTGCCGCTCGTCAAAAGCACACAGGTGCCGACGGTGCAATCAAGTTTGTAGCACACAGAAATCTCTATGTGGGCTTTATGGACGGTAAAGTAGTAGTAACCAAACGCACCGTAGATGCCTGCCGTACCGTGTTGCTCGAACAGTTTGGAATTGAAGGTGTCAAGGTTGACGCTTAATTCGACTTCTGCTATAATTTAATTTTAACGCACAACAAGGAGCCAACCATGAGTGCCATTCGTATTATTAAGGGCGAATACCGTAACAAGCCCGTTCGCAATATTGCTTTTACTTTGGTGTCAGGCTATGCCTCGGGCGCCAAAGGCAATTATGTTACTGTCAAAAATGATGGTAACTTTCCCAACTGCCCGGATACAATCCGTATTAAGGTAGATTCCATCCAAAATTTTGAATATGTAACAGGAGATGCCGTGCAAGACAATACAGTACACTTTGAGAAACCCGCTGTAGTCGAGACAGATGACGAGGCCATGGATCGTATCCGTGAGCGTTTTGACATCCTGCACGAGATGACAAAGGCCACAGTGTCAGGCGACATCCGTGCTATGATTGTGAGCGGCCCTCCAGGTGTGGGCAAGAGCTTTGGCGTTGAGCAAGAAATTGACAAGGCCACAATGTTTGACAAAATAGCCGGCAAGCGACTGCGAGCTGAAGTAGTCAAAGGCAGTGCTACCCCAATTGGCCTGTACCAGACCCTGTACAAATACAGTGACGCCAACAGTGTCGTAGTGTTTGACGACTGCGACAGTATCTTGTTGGATGACGTTGCTCTTAACCTGCTCAAGGGTGCCTTGGACTCGGGTAAGAAGCGTGTGATCTCCTGGTTGTCAGAGTCTAGTGCTCTGCGCCGTGAAGGCATCCCAGACCGTTTTGAGTTTAAAGGTAGCGTTATCTTTATCACCAACTTGAAATTTGACAAGATGAAGTCGCAAAAATTGCGTGACCACTTGGATGCCTTACAATCACGTTGTCACTATTTGGACTTGACCTTGGACACCATGCGTGACAAGTTGTTGCGTATCAAACAGATTGCCAAAGATGGTGTGTTGTTTGCAGACTACGACTTTAACGAGTATGCACAAGACGACATTATTGACTTTATGCATGACAACAAAGACCGTTTGCGTGAGGTATCCTTGCGTATGGCGCTCAAGATTGCAGACTTGCGCAAGAGCTTTCCTAACAACTGGAAGCGCATGAGCGAGACAACTTGCATGAAGTCAGCTTAATGGGGTCTGACAAGGCTTTCTTTGGCACTGTACTTGCCGTGATAGCCTTGTTGTTCGGGCACCCTGTTGTGGCTTTGTTTATATTTTTGATTGCGGTGATGTGATGAACGGGTGGCTTTTAGTTAATATTTTTCTTGCATGGCTCATGCTTAAATGGGCCAAACGAGATTTTGAAGCTGGCCATAATGGGCTTGGCTGGATGAACATTGTGTTCAGTGCCTGGAATGCCGCGGCTGCCGCAAGTGCTATTTTTTAAGGAATTTGAAATGACAGTAAAATACATTGCTAATCGTGCAGGCGATATTGCCTTGCCTTGGGAACCAGGCTTGTTGGAATGGTTGATTGCAAAGTACCCACATTCGGGTTATGAAATAAAGGAACTGACAAATGTTTGAAATCTGGGATGGTGATTTGTTTTTGTATGCGGTGGACACCAAGTACGAAGCCGACGAGGCAGTGGAGTCAGGTTTTGAAGTTCGTGCAGTGAGTCATAATGACTGAGTTGGAAACTGCACTAAAGTCACATGACCGGAGCCTGGCAGGATACACAACCAGGCCCGAACTGGACCGATTAGTGCGATTGCATGCTGAGTCAGCAGTGCTTTGGGAACAGTATTGTCCCTGGAGCGCCACCAACGGTGGCTACATTGCCTGGGCCAAGAAGTAATCAGCGATTGATATAGTTTCTCCTGGGCACTCAACGGTTGGCTCCGGCCCAGGCTTTACAGCAGGCACCCCTAAAAAAGGTGCCTGCTTTTTTGACTTCTATTGTATTGTGCTATATACTTGTATATGCCTCAACACTTGCTTATTGAGTTAGGCCATGACTCCCCTTTAACACTACGATTTCAACTGCTAGCCAATCCCATAACCGATCTATGGCTAGAACGTATGAGTCAACGAGATACCTGGCCCTTGGATCATCCAGATAGATTTTATGGATTCGGCACCCCGGCAGAAGAAACTGCCCGCGCTATTGCCTTGATTAAACAATGCGTTGCAACCATAAACTCCTATGAGTACATCATACGGCATCCATTTACATTTGATCAAAACTGTTTGAACTATCTGCACAATATCTTTGAGCAGTATCACGGACTGTTAGACCAACAAAACACAAGATTCTGGCATCGTGCGCCAATGCCAGTTCGTGAGGCCTTGGCCACTTTAAACATTGCTGTGCATAGATGTGAAAGTATACTAGGTTCTAATCCACATAGGTTTGTGTGCACCTGGTACGGCATGCCCAAAACACAACAGTTAGATCCTGTACTACAACGACAACATGGAACCATGCGTATCAGGTTTGGCACTGTATATTTGAACTATGCTGAGATAGGCAAAACTGTGGAGGACCTTGCACACGACAATGACCAATACATTGGCAACGATGCGTTTCGTCCGTTTGATCACTACAGTGCCGATTTTAATGTGGCATTTTACAATCAAGACCTGGAGTCTAAAACACCCAGCATGGCAAAATACATACAGGAACATCAGAAGTTTTTTCTTGCTCGTGGCATAGAAAACGTGTATAATACAAGAGCACTACCATTACGTTTTCCTCTTGCCCAGCTAGTCGAGACTGTGTCGCGCAGTGCCTTGCTAGCAGAGATTGCTCAGCGCCAGCTTGTAACAAAAGTAACATTAGAATGAAACAATGCACAATACAAATACGTGATGAAGTCAATATCAAGATTGAAGGTCTGGATCTCGACTGTCGCAAAAAATTAGTAAACACATTCAAATACGATGTGCCTTATGCAAGATATCTTCCAGCGGTGCGTCTAGGACGATGGGATGGCAAAGTCAGTTACTTTCAACTAGGTGGATCTACCTACACAAATTTACTGCCCGAAATCATTCCTATTTTAGAACAGTACGACTACGATATCGAGCTAGATGACCAACGTACATATTCTAATACATTTGATTTTAATGTAGTAGAAGAACTTACTTGGGCCCACAAGACCTGGCCCAAAGGACATCCTGCTGAAGGTCAGCCTGTGATGTTGCGTGATTATCAAGTTGAAATCATCAATAACTTCCTACAGAATCCGCAGTGTATACAAGAAGTGGCCACAGGCGCAGGCAAAACAATTATGACTGCTACACTGAGTGCCGCAGTGGAAGCACATGGTAGATCAATTGTTATTGTGCCCAACAAAGATCTTGTGCGCCAGACCGAACGAGACTATGTAAACTTAGGCCTGGACGTTGGTGTATATTTTGGCGATCGCAAAGAATGGGGTCGTACACATACCATATGTACCTGGCAAAGTCTCAATGTGCTGTTGAAGAACACCAAAGCCGGCGTAGGCGATTGCACCATACAGGATTTTATTGAGGGTGTGGTATGTGTCATGGTAGATGAAGTGCACATGGCCAAAGCAGATGCGCTGAAAACCTTGCTGACCAGTGTAATGGCGCAAGTGCCAATTCGCTGGGGGTTGACTGGCACAGTGCCAAAGGAAAAGTTTGAAAGTCAAGCACTGCTGGTTAGCTTAGGACCTGTAATAGGCAGACTGTCGGCTAATGAATTGCAACAACAAGGAGTGTTAGCACAGTGTCATGTTAACATTGTGCAGTTGATGGATCATGTGGAGTTTGCAGACTATCAAAAAGAACTAAAGTATTTGTTAGAGGAATCGGGCCGGCTAGATGCCATGGCGGCGTTGGTTCGTCAAGTAAACGAAACTGGCAATACCTTGGTGTTAGTAGATCGAGTGGCTGCTGGGCATGCCTTGGTCGAACGCTTGGGCGACCGTGCGGTGTTTGTTTCAGGCGCAACAAAATCCAAAGATAGACAAAGCGAATATGACGAAGTGGCCGAAGCAACAGATAAAATCATTGTGGCAACTTATGGTGTGGCTGCGGTTGGTATTAACATTCCTCGTATTTTTAATTTGGTTATGGTCGAGTCTGGCAAGAGTTTTACCAGAGTCATTCAGTCAATTGGTCGTGGCATACGCAAGGCAGAAGATAAAGATCATGTGGAGATCTGGGACATAACTAGTACTTGCAAATTTGCCAAGCGTCACTTGACCAAACGCAAGGCCTACTACAAAGAAGCCAACTATCCTTTTACACAGGAACGACTGGATTGGATGAAGCTGGCTTGATCAATTCAAACAGTAGTATAGGACTAGCCCAGCCAAGTTCATTACAACGATACACAGACAGTTCTACTGCAAAGCCAATTTTTTTTAGTTGTCCTATTAGATCCCAACCAAAATCTGAATACACCAGACTGCCTTGATCGCTGAGTGGATTGCCGTGATACTGATCGGGCAGTCCTTGTTTTACTCGATCCACAGTGACAGCACCAGGATTACCGGCAAAGGGAATGGTCATAAACATACGGCCACCGGGTATGAGCACTCTATAACATTCAGCAAACCCTTGCCAGGGATTGGCCACGTGTTCAAATACATCTTGACTCACAATAATGTCTATGCTGGCATCGGTAAATGACAAGTTTTCAACATCTTCGTGACGTATACCAGGCAGTGCAGCATTGGGCATGTATTCGCTGCCAATCACGGTACACTTGTTGAGATTTTCCAGTGCCCATTTGTAGCTGCTGGTCACTTGTTCTTGTAAGTAAATAATATTTCTGGGTTGGGCAAAAAGTTTTACCGCAGTCATGACCACACGTTGTCTGGCTACTAGATTGCATTGCACACATCTAGCACTCTCTCGGTAGACCATAAACAAGTCGGAACAATCAGAATCGATTGCAAACTCTGTGTTGTTGTTGCAAACTGTGCAGGTGCCATGCGATAAAAACTGTGACAATTCAAACGCTAGCGCAAGATCTTGCTGACAATAAATTGGTGTTTTGGTAATCATTTCATACTATATAGTTGACTTTGTGCGCAGGAACCTGTAAAATGATGTTATGAGAATTCTTACACTTGACAATCAAACTTACGATCTAGATCATCTTCCTGACGAAATAGATGACATGCGCTTCAGCATATTAGACAACTCTAATCCTGTTGACCCAGACTATTATTTTATTCCTTTAATATTTTTAGAAAGTTTTAATTCGCCAGCTCTGGTATTGCGTATTGGAGAACACACTATTCGTATGCCCATGGACTGGCAGGTGCTAATAGGAGAACCTGACATGGGTGATCTCGAAGTGCTACCGTTGACGTCGATCAATGATCGTGGCTTCAAGGTGTTTCAATTTAATCCACTCTCCAGCTTCCGTCCCAGCTTCCCCGATATTGAAATCTTAGATGTCTATCATGAAGTGTCTTGGTATGCACCAAAGTTAAAAAATGGACAGTTGTTGGCTGTGCCAATTACTGACGGCGACAATCCTGAATGCATATATTTTGTTAAGGATATCAGTCGTAACTGTGAAATTGTAGACTACAACAAGGCCTGGTGATCATGGGAACTTATACAGAATTGCAAATGTTTGAAACGCTGAATCGAATGGTAAAATTTTATCTCGAAAGTTGGCCCGATGATCGTGAGCAACTGGAAAGATTCTTACGATGGGCCCATAGCCAATATGGATATACATATGGGAAGTCTTGAACCTGGTGCAACTTACATCTACGAGCGAGTAGACAATCGAATCTATGCTCGTAAGTTTGGCGAAACCAAGCGACAAATGGTAGGATGGACCGACAAAAACGACACAGGCCTAGCCATGCAAGGATATCGCAGCGAGATAAACCAAGTACTGACCATGTGCGAAACTGACCCAGCTATGAAGGAGTTGCTGGATCAGTTGTTTGTGTTGTATAATCTAAAGAAAACCCATGAGTGACAAACTAAGCATTGCCAATGAGATGAAAATGTTTGACCACAAGGTCAGAGATTTCTACGATGATCTGTCAGATGACGAGCGCAAAAAGTTTGCCCCGTTCCTGATGATCCGTTGGGGAAGTTGCGTGGAAGGATCGCGTGACTTACAGGAGTTCTATGTGATTTCAACCAACGAAAGACTGAACAAACACTTTTTTAGTTTCAACTCCACACGCCATAAAAAATTGCAATGGCTCATGGCTACCACGGTGAGTCCTGACATGGGTGCTTTCAAACACAATTGGATTTCGCCCAAAAAGAAAGAAGGCACCGGCGCTGTTCGTAAGCAACTGGCTGAACTGTTCCCGCATTACAAAAGCGACGAACTAGATCTATTGACCACCATTACAACCAAAAAAGAATTAGATGAGTATTTGCGCAAGCATGGAACAGACACAAAATAAATTTGTCTGTGAGTTTTGTAACAAGACATTTGTACGCGAAAGCAGTGTACTGGTGCACATGTGTGAACGCAAGAGACGTAGATTAGAAAAGAGCGAGCGTGGAGTTCAATTAGGCCTCCATGCATTTTTACTATTTTATCGTACACTACAACCTTCGGCAGCCAAGACATTCGATGACTTTGCTGACAGTGCTTATTACAAGGCCTTTGTAAAATTTGGACGCTACTGTGTAGATACACGAGTAATCAACCCGCCGCGTTTTATGGACTGGTTATTAAAACAAAACAAAAAGATTGACCGCTGGTGCAGTGATCAGATCTACACAGAGTATCTTCAGTATTACTTGCCAACTGAAGCAGTGGACGATGCGCTGGCCAGAGCAATAGAATACAGCATGGACTGGAACGAGAAAACAGAGCATCCAGCACATGACTGTTTGCGTTATGGCAATTCCAATGCCATATGTTATGCAATAACAAGCGGTCGTGTGAGTCCGTGGGCCATTTATAATTCTGAGTCTGGTCAGAAATTTCTAAGTGAGCTCAACACAGAACAATTGGCAATAGTATGGCCCTATATCAATTCTGATGTATGGCAAAAGAAGTTTAAAGAGCATCCAGAAGATAAACTGTATGCACAACAAATTTTAACACAAGCAGGATGGTAACATGATTAGAAATATCACAGGTGGTGCAGGCATACACATCTCGGGCAGTGTGTACAATGCGCCTTATATTGACACCACTAGAGCCAGTGCTGGTATGGTTCGTTACATTGGCGGCAATCTTGAAGTTTACGATGGCAGCTCATGGTTGCCGTTGCAATCCAGCTATCCAACAATTGAACTGGACGGTGAAACACGGGAAATCATACGTTGGGCACAGAATCGCATGGTTGAAGAAGAACGTATGAAAGCATTGGCAGCCCAACATCCCACTGTAGCCGATGCCTTGGCAGCACAACAACGAGCTGAGGAAGCTGTGCGTATTGCTGTAGCATTGTGTGATGTAACATGAGCGCAGATATTGACATTGACTTTGCTGACAGAGATCTTGTGTTGAAATTGATTCAGCACACGCCTGCACGACAAAGTGACGGTCGTCGGCACAATTCAGGAGTATACGTCACAGATATTCCGCAAGATCCTGTGAATCAGTGTGCAGCCATAGACTACGAAACAGCAGAACAACGTGGCTATTTCAAACTGGACTTCCTGAACATGAGTGTGTACAGTTTGATTCAAACTCCCGAACACTACGAAGCCATGCTGGCTGCAACTCCACCGTGGAGCAGACTGTGGACTGACGCTCATTGGGTCAGTCAGTTGGCACACGTGGGCAATTACTATGATTTGTTGAAAGAAATGAAACCAGACAGCATACCAAGACTGGCTGCGTTTATATCAATTATTCGTCCGGGCAAAGCACACTTACAACGGCGTCCTTGGCCAGAAGTGTTTGCATCAGTATGGGATGGAGATACCAGTCGGGGCTATACATTCAAAAAGGCACATGCAATCAGTTACGCAGCCTTGGTAGCACTGCATATGAATCTTCTCAACCAAGACGTTTGACCAGGGTAATACTCTTGCGTTTGACCTTTTTGCGGGTAATATCACTGAGACTGCAAACAGGTCCGTGCAGAATTTCCAGATCCTTGTTGCTAAACGTGCGCAGGGTGTGACGGAATCTATCCCAATCTCCGCGTAAGAATATGTTTATGGGTATGCTACGATTGCTTTCCCACCACCAAGTGGTAGCTAAATCTAAAAACATCATCTTGTCTTGCTGGCTAACAATAGCCCCAAAGTCGTAGATTGTTGTAACAGAGTCGTCTCTGTTTTGTACTACTCCTAAATACTCGTTGTTAGCATAGACGCACAACGTTATGAAAGGGTATTTTTCAGACAATTTTGCAAAGATATCGCTGCCCATAAATATTATTTGAGGATCACCATGTATTCAATCACCGTTTACTTATACCAGCAGATAACCAGAGTTTTGTTAGTTGACACCAGTGGTGGTTACTTTACTATGAGGTATGACCCAGTGTACGCAAAATATTTAACCATAAACAAGGGCGTGGACAACGTGCTTTTGTTTGAATTTATCAATCAAGATCAAAAACCAGTAAACATTACTGGCAGCAATTTTGTATTCCGTCTAATTGGTCAGAACGGCAATGAACTGTTGCTGTCCAAGGACATGGAAGTACTCAGTGCCAGCACTGGACGTGTCAAAGTAGTGTTAAACACTACTGATACTATTAACCTGCTGTCACAACCAGCCAGTTACAGCATCCAACGATCGGCTGGAAACTATGTACAGGCTGTGTTTGTAGATGACAATTCAGGTGCTCGCGGCGATGCTAATATAGTGGACTCAGTATTTCCGCAGTTCCAAGACAGTGTAAATTTGACCATACCCACTATCTATGGTCCTACTTCTTGGCCAGCAAATCCACCTTCGGGTTGGCCAGACTGGGCACTGACTCCGCAACCATTGAATTATTTGCAACAGACTGAGTTTTACAGTAGTCATATACCTACCTTGGGTGCTAGTTTGACCACGTTCAAAATGGAACTCACACATTTTACAGGAACAATCAAAGCGCAGGCAGCCGAAGACTACGAGTCGCCCTGGTACAACGTCACAGATTCTACACAGTATTTTGACGAAACCAGTACAGTCTATCTTAATGTAGCAGGATTCCACCCCTTGCTCCGTTTGTCGTTTAACCAAAGTCAGGGATGGGGTGCGCAGGCCAGTGCCACAGTGGTCAACGGAGTGGTCACAGGAATTACTCTCAACAACCCAGGCAGCAACTATGTTGCTCCGCCCAATGTTGTTATTGTAGGCAACGGTGCTGGTGCACGGGCCGTGGCTAGTTTGGCCAGCGATGGCACTTGTGGGCCAATAACTGTAATTGATGGCGGCTCTGGATATCTACCTATTACTTTTGGTAACACACTCATGGCCAATGTTATCATTAACAATGGCACAGTGACCAATTTGATGTACCGTTGATACAAACTCTGCTATAATAAGCAGATGCTTGATATTGTTCAATACCTACCTGCAAAACGCAAAGCCAGTCCCAGCGGGTGGGTCAGTTTCAACGCTCCATGTTGTCAACACAACGGCAACAGCCCAGACCGACGTCAACGAGGCGGAATCAAAACAAACGAACAAGGCTGGAGCTATCACTGTTTCAATTGCGGATACACCGCCAGCTTTATCCTTGGCCGCTCTGTAAGCTTCAAGGCCCGTAGGCTCTTGAGTTGGCTGGGTGTGCCTGAACGAGATATTGAACTAGCTAACTTAGAAAGTTTACGCCATCGTAGTATCTACGGCATTGTGGAAGATCGACAACGTGTGGTCAATGCACTACAAGGCATTGATTTTGAAGAACGTGAGCTGCCACCAGGCAGTGAATTGATCACACAGGAACATCCCAAGTACTGGGACTACATTCGTGATCGGTGTGTACCTGAAGACTTTCCCATGATGACTCCTATTCGCACCGACGGAGTTCACTGGACCAGACCTTGTGTGATCGTGCCGTTTACTCATGACAACAAGATTGTAGGATACACGGCTAGGTTTATTGACGGAGCCCGGCCCAAGTTTATAAGTGATCAGCAACCTGGATATGTGTTTGGTGTAGACCTACAACTGTCCAACTGGCAACATGTGTTGGTGATGGAGGGTATATTTGATGCACTCTGCATAGGCGGTGTGGCGGTCATGCACAATGAAATTAGCGATGCCCAGGCTAGAATGATCCGCGGTCTAGGACGGGAAATCACAGTGGTGCCTGATCAAGATCGAGCAGGATTGACCTTGATTGATCGTGCTGTAGAACTAGGTTGGGCGGTGAGCATACCCAACTGGGAAGATTGCAAAGACGTAAATGATGCGGTAAAGAAGTATGGACGACTTGGCACTTTGCTAACTATACTTCAAGCCAGAGAAACCAGCAGAATCAAAATAGAATTAAGGAAGAAACAACTTGTTAAAAAATTACGGAGTTGACGTACAGCGTCTGTTCCTGGAAATGATGTTGGAAGATGCACAGAGCTATGTGCGTGTACAGAACATTTATAACCCAGACAACTTTGATAAAAGTATACGCCAAGCAGCAGAGTTTATTAAAGAACACAGCGCCAAGTACAGCACGTTGCCTGATCGTGCACAGATCATTGCGGCTACAGGAATCAAGTTACAATCAGTACCTGACTTGAATGAAGGACACTATGATTGGTTTATGACTGAGTTTGAAGCGTTTACCAAGCGCCAGGAACTTGAACGTGCAATTCTTAAGAGTGCAGACCTATTAGAAAAAGGTGAGTTTGAGCCTGTAGAAAAATTGATTAAAGATGCAGTACAAATTTCTTTAACCAAGGATCTTGGCACAGACTTTTGGGCCGATCCTGAGGGCATGTTTACCAAGTACTTTGATGCAGGCGGTCAGGTATCAACAGGTTGGCCACAAGTGGATAGACTGCTGTACGGTGGGTTTAGTCGCGGCGAACTCAACATCTTTGCAGGGGGTTCAGGCTCAGGTAAGAGTTTGGTCATGATGAACATTGCCTTGAACTGGGTGCAACAGGGCTTGCATGGCGTTTATGTTTCTCTGGAACTCAGCGAGGAACTCACTGGCCTGCGCACAGCAGCTATGTTAACAGATATGTCAACTAAAGATATTCGTCGAGACAAATCAACAGCGGCCCTTAAAGTCAAACTGGTAGGCAAGAAAGCAGGCAGCTATCAAGTCAAAGCACTGCCAGCACAGAGTAACATCAATGACATTCGTGCGTTTTTGAAAGAGTATCAGATCAAAACTGGACACAAAGTTGACTTTATGATGGTGGATTACCTAGACTTGTTGATGCCCGTGAGTGCCAAAGTTTCGCCTAATGACTTGTTTGTGAAAGACAAGTATGTGAGTGAGGAACTGCGCAACTTGGCCAAGGAACTGGGTATATTACTGGTGACAGCATCGCAGTTGAATCGATCAGCTGTGGAGGAGATTGAATTTGATCACAGTCATATTAGTGGTGGTATTAGTAAGATCAATACGGCGGACAATGTATTTGGTATTTTTACAAGCCGGGCTATGAAAGAGCGAGGCAAATATCAGATTCAATGTATGAAGAGTCGTAGTTCAACAGGTGTAGGACAAAAAATTGATCTTGAATACGATATTAACACTATGCGTATTACAGATGCTGGCGGGGACGAAGGCGGATACAACAAACCGCAAAGTTCTATCATGGAATCAATCAAGGCCAAAAGTCAAGTCAAGGCTGCTGATGCTATCGAGGGTAATTCTGACAAATGGGAAAGAGCAACAGGAACCCCTGCCTGGGAACCAGCCGCCAGTACTAAAGGACGTTACTCCGATGACGTACAAAAAATCTCAGCAGATGTGCAAAGTAACAAGCTGAAACAGATGCTGGGCAAGATCAAGCAGTCATGATTACCTGTATTGATGCTTTTAAGAATTTGAATATATCAATACAAAATGGTAAGCCTGCAATATCTCCATGCTGTATTTCTCCGCCTGTGCTGGTAGAAAATTTAGATTTTGACAACAGTTATCTGAATTCTTTTAGAGAAAGTTTTTCTCAAGGAGTCTTGCCACCAGGTTGTTTTAATTGCAAGACTAACGAACAAGAAGGATACATCAGTAGGCGTATGGGCAGTAATCAATGGTACGCCGATCATGGACTGGCCAACAACTCAGTTGAATTAGTTAGAGTAGATTACTGGACCGGCAATACATGCAATCTTGCTTGTGTAATCTGCGGACCTCAGAACAGCAGCATGTGGCAAAAAGAATTAGGTATTCAGAAACCATCGGTGATCAATCCATCATGGAAACAACTGGATTTAACAGCATTGAAAGCGGTTCATTTCAACGGAGGAGAACCGTTGTTGAGTAAAGAACATGTGCAATTTTTACATGCTATTCCAAACAAGTCACAGGTTTACGTAAATTACAATACCAACGGAACTATTTTGCCTAATCAAGAGTTACAACAATTATGGGCTAAATTCAAGTTAGTACAATTGGATTTTAGTATCGATGATGTAGGCAACAGATTTGAATACCAGAGATATCCTGCCTGCTGGGATGATGTTGTTGCCAATCTACAATGGTACATTGATTTTGCTCCACATAATTGCATGTTTGCAGTTAATACCACAGTGGGCATATTGAACAAACATAACTTAACCAATCTTGATCAATGGTTAGCGCAGCATTTTAAACAATCAAGATTTGGTGATCCAATTGAACATCGCAAACAAAATGCATTGGGCAAATTCTCATTGGCCGCAAATGTTAAAACTGTAAAACATCAACTTGACATACTGGATCAACGGCGCAATACCAATTGGCGAACAGTATTTCCGGAGTTAGAGTAAAGGCCACACAGGTGCATCAGCAGTGTAGATAGTCAGTCCCAAAAGGCCGCTGTATCTCACCGCATCTGTGCGGTTCCATCCCTCGTGCCAGGTATAGTTGCCATTCTGATGCCACCAGCCGTCGCCAAAGTTAGTGGTCATACGCACAGGGTCGTCTCTCTGTTCTGTGCGATAAAAGTAACTGCTGAGATCTTCGGTGTCCTGATTACTAAAGTATACCATGCCAGTGGCAATCAGTTTGCGATAGTCTGTGTGTAACCCGTTCACAAAGCCTGGCATGTCACGAGTAAACTCAATGTGTGTTTGGCTTTGTCGAAACATGGTGTCTCGATCCATACCCCAAGCAACGTCAGTTCCGTTATAGTTGTCGTACATCCAGTTGATGCTTTGACGTTTGAACTCTGCACTACCAAAGTATCGGCTGATAGCAGTTAGTTTTTTGTTTTCAAATTTTGGACTCAACACCTTGTAACGCATACCTGGCCAAGGATTGTGCCCAACAGGAGCCACATCACCGTGCGGTTTCCATTCTTCGTTTTCTAGTTCTGCAATGATGTCCTCATAGCTAAAAGGCATTTTGAGATGTAGCTTGCTCACAAGATAACGAATAGGGGTGAATATAGTGGATAGTTCTGTCATAGCATACATATTTAATCATAGGATGCGTACACAATGGAAAAAGATAAAAATTTGTATTGTGCCTGGGCTGACACAGGTCTAGCCCTGCACAATTCAGGACGATGTTTGCTGTGCTGTCACAGTCAGAACTACTTGCAAAATCAAGAAGGCCAGAACATATATCTAGACACAGGCACTATCGAACAGGCCTGGAACAGTCCTACTAGAAAACAAATACAAGCAGATCTCGAAGCCGGCGTTCAACATCCCAATTGCAGTGCTTGCTGGAATGAAGAAGCAGCAGGAAGAAGCAGCCGCAGACAAGTGGCCAATGAACAATTCAAAGATCTAGTGATCACAGGTCACAAGCCACAGCTAGTAGACCTCAAACCTGGTAACACCTGCAATCTAGCGTGTCGCACTTGTTGGCCCGAAGTTTCTAGCAAATGGTATCGAGACTACTGGGAAATTGAAGCTCAGAAATGGGAGCCAGACTATAAGAAATATCTGGCTTCCTGGGGTAGAATTCGCAGCAGTTACAGCGACGAAAACACACAGCTATGGGCAGATCTAGCAACATGGTTTACTGATGTAGAGTATTATGACATATACGGTGCTGAACCCATGTTGCTGGACAAAGTATTTCATATTTTGCAACAGAGCGTTGACAGCGGGCGCTGCCAAGATCAAGGGTTGCATATCAATACCAATGGTACCATTTGGAATCCTGAGTACATTGATATCATCAAAAAGTTTAAATCAGTAAACATTGACGTCAGCATAGATGGTATTGGACCACACTTTGATTATATTCGATATGGTGAAACATGGAGCACAGTTGAAAAAAATGTTTTGCGTTATCAACAGTTGTCTAGGACCAATCCCAACATCAAAATGCACATCTGTATTACAGTGTGTGCTTTGAACATTTTGTACGTGATGCAAATACAACAATATTTCTGTGATCGAGAAATTCCTGTGTTTTTTAACATGGTGCATCATCCACATTATCTCAATGTTCGGGCACTGCCAGACACAGTCAAGCAAACAATACGTAGTCAACTTGAATCACAAAATCCCAACTGGCAAATCACCAGCATCATGGATTTCATGGACATGCCTTTGGAAAATCAACCGCAGCAGTGGGACAAATTTCTTGAATCAACAAAAAAGCTAGATCTGTTACGACAACAAGATCTAGCCAGTACTTTCCCTGAATTTTGGAAATTGATTAACTTGCAGTAATC